GCGTGGCTAAAAAAACGCCTACCGATGAGTCCTTCTTGCGTATATTGCAGGTTCGACAGCACGCCACAAGGTTATCAGGGTCATCAGACCCACCACGCTTGAGCGGCACAATGTGATCCACCTCGTTGGCTGTGTCTCCACAGTAGTGGCAAGTGTATGCATCCCTGCTCAGGATACGAAGCCTCAGCTTCTTCCACCTATGATCACGCCTCGATTCCTTAGCCACTCAATGCCATCCTTTAGCCTTGAAGTGTGACCATGCTTTACATGGCGTGCCATACCTATGCTCGATATAGCGCACGCCCCACTCTATCTGCTTGTATGCATTAGCAGTCTTTAGATATGTAGATCTTCCTTGAGGAATACCATAATGAGATCCATTCACGGCCTTTGGATTCCATGTGCTTTCCTTGTGATAGAGCTTGAGTATGCACTCAAATTGCTTCCAATCCTTCAATTGATTGTAAGCGTGTAGTTTGTAGTTCATAGGATCTTTGGCTGGTCGCGCATTCGCGACATTAATACTCAGCATAAATAGAACACAGACTATTACCGAAAATAGTAATAGCCGGGGCCAATGCTGGTCAGCTTGTCCCCGAGCGTCTATAGTCTCGGGGCTGCGACTCAGCATAGCACGCCAGTCAAATCCATTCACAAAACCGCAGGTCAGACGGCGTGTCGTATTTTTAAAGATCATATTCCCACCTCACTTTGGGTGCTGAAGATTGAGCTTTTGCTCGTTTCCTGCCGTTTTTCTCCCATGATGCATCAATTGATATTGTGGGTGCCAATCTCCAATTGGCAGCTTTGTAAATGGTTCCAAAATGAGCTTCGGTATCTTGATATGAAATCAGCCTGATAATTTCTGGAAAGCGAATTTTTATGTCTTTGCGCATCCAACTCAACATCCTGGAAGCTGTGTTTTTAGGAGCTTTGTCGCTAATTGCCATGCGCCTAAGTTCAAGCAACAACCAACCATCTTTCAGCCGATTGCCTGCAATTGGAGATGACCAAATTGCCACAGCGAAGGGTTCATTTTCATAATAGGCTGCGTAGCAAATGTAGCGTTTATTCCGCACAACATTTGACCAATGAATATAAGGGAAGCGTGAATGCCAAATGGCGTTCAATTCACAGGCAAATTTAGCTTTTACTACTACAAACGAAAGTTGGAGCGGCGAGCTAGGAATCGCACCTGCTTCTGGAAATTGGATCATTTCCTGTGTTTCTGTTACACCATCGCCGCTAGATTTCACGCTGCCACATCCTTAGGATAGCATCGTTCGCAGATCTCTCGATTCACTACCCAAACACCACACATGAGGCACCTACTCACTCTTTTATCGTCTGCCATATCCACTCGCTTTCAGTAGATAAACCAGATCGGCCAAGCGAATCACACCAACCCAATCATCAAGGGCAGCCTCTCCTTGGCCATTCAACCTCATAACGGCCACTCCCAATCCTTTTTCTTTGGATCTGGCTCTAAGTTGTGCCATAGCAGCAGAAGGATTAAATCCTCGTCTCGCTTTGACCTCAATATCCAAACCCTCAATGCCCAATATGTCGCTGCCACTAGCCGCCATGGAAGTAACATGCGCCGTCTCAAACCCATGGCTAACCAGATATTGAGCCACAAGTTTCTCAGACTCACGGCCGCGCTCCCTTCTACTCACGACCCCAAGCCTTTTCGTAACACTTTTCACATGCCCAGTTGTAATCCAATGGATCATGGGCAGTCATCTGGACTCGATAACCTGCATAGCTCACAAGCTGAATGTCGCACCAGTCGCACTTGACCGGATGCCCGTTGGGTTCACCTGTTCTATCTTCCATTAGTCCATGGCCTTTCCCTCGAATGTCCACTTGCCGTTCACCATCTTGGCCCACTTAGCAGGGCATTGGTCAGCCTTGGCCTTAGCCACACAGACATATCCGTGGTATGGCCCCTTGGCACTTGTGCCCTCCTTGAGCAACATAGCCCCATGAGCACATTCAAAGCCCACTACTGTGGCATTGAACGCCTTAGCAATGTCTGTGGTGTCCTGAAATGCCTTGGCTTCAACCTCATCAGGCCAGACATAAGTCTCAGGCTCGTTGGCTACTTCCTTCACAGCTCCCGGTGCTGGCTTTTGGTCATATTCTGCAATGGCCACCTGCCTCATTGAGTCTTTAGTGGCTGTTTTGTCGGCTGCCTTAATGAGCAAAATTGCCCTACCAATGGCACTTGTGGATGTGTCCTCTACCCACCAACGCTGCATATTCTTCGGATAATCGCTGGACTTACCCCGGGCAAAGTTGGTGACTGCCGGGTTCGGGTCGTTGCTGTCTCGGTAGAGATCACAGCGCACGAATATCTCCTGATTCACCACATCTAAATGCTCGACTGCAAGGTGAATCCTCCCAGCCGGGAAGTTGTCCTGAAACCAGCGATTAAGGCTGGCCACATCCTCATAACTGCTCAAATCCCATGCCATTCAATGGCTCCTTTCCTTTTGCATAATCTAATTGTTGCCTGAATGTCCAGATTGTGCCATCCCACCATGACTGTGCCTCGTTAGCATGGGGCTGGCAGTAGTAGCGTGTCCTACCGGCCCTTTCAGGTGTTTCTGATATGACGGCCCAAACGGCTGGTGTCTGGTGCAAAGGGTTTGTCTCCCGGTAAGCCTCTTTGCAGATCGAACACCAGATATTTCTCGTCTGGAGCTTCCTAATAGGCATCGAATTCTTCTGGGTCTGTGGTTGATAACTGACCAGCGATGGCCACATACGCACAAATGTCCATATATGAATCCTCAGCTCTAGCACCCCATGTCTCTGAGAGGCGTGAGACTTTGACGAGTGCCATACAAATTGCCACCTGATCTGGCTGAATTGGAAAGCCCAGATACGCTGTCCATAAATCAGCGATGCGTTTGTGATTTGTCCACGGATGGCCGTAGATTGCTCCTCGCTCACGCATAACATCTTTAGCCCCTTCGAGCAGGGCTTGAGTGCTGAGTTCTTTCGGCAAGTCTCTTTCCATCTCTGAATCCTTTCCAGTACCAGTTCTCGGTGATAGCGGTATAGAGCACGCCCAGAATGGGGATGCTTATGAGTGCAATGATGTAATAAATGGCTATGGGGTCAAAACTCATGGCGGTCATCCTTGGCGTATCCCGTCAGCCATTAACTCCCACCATTCTTCATCATGATCTAAAACACCAGTCACGAATACATCGCATAGGCATGGCTTTTCAACATCGCTTGGCCACCATTCGGGCACGCGCTGTTTGGGCAAATGATTCCTGATTTCGCATTGATGCATATAGACCTGACGAATCATCAGTTTGTCGAATTCGTCTAACATATTGGCTCGCTTTCCTCGGGAGTTTCCCGATGAGCCAAATGTACGCCCTAGCGGTTGTGTTTAGGTGGGTGTGTTGGTAACGATTTCATAACAAAGTCGGATATAGCATCCCAGTTATCAAGATGATCGTCCACAGTACGAACCACAGGAACAATCTCATAAATCACTTGTACCTCTTGCCCTCGAACACGAAGCTGCCATCACCCTGCATAGGCACAAGGACTGGGTAAAACTTGGAGCCGTCTAGGTAGCCCACCACAAAGCCCTGCTGCCACTGAGCGTAGCCCTTGGTATAGCCCATCCCTGAGCTGGACAAGTCCACCATATTGCCCACTTCTACACCCCACAAAATACGCCCGTAATGGCCTTTATAGGCCTCAGAATGAGCCGATAGTCCTAATCTATGGGTATGGCCCTGAACTACGCTCTTACCGGCCCTCAGAGCCGAATTTAGGGCACTCTGGCCGGGCTTATTGGATAAGGGTGCAGTATCGCCATGTATGGCAATCCACCCCGGAGCAAAGCCTACGCCCTGAGGATGGTAGTTAATGCCCATTTTGTCGTAGCCCATGAACCGGTGATAAGCAAGCTCTGGCAGTTTGGTAAAGGCTGGGAGCCGGTTCATAAGGCTCTTGTAAACCCTAGCCCCATGGTTAGATCCGACAACATCGGTGACCCCGAGCTGCATGAGGATCTCTTGAGTCCACGCCCTATCATCATCAATGTTGCCCATGGCTTCTTCTAGGGCATTGGCTCCATTGCGAAGCTGTGGAAGGTCTATCTCGTCACCAATCTGGATGGTGCGGTGTGGCTTCCACTTGGCTAGGAATCTGGCTAAAGCATTAACATGGTTTTCTGAATGAAAGGGTACTTGGAGATCTGGTACGAAAGCTATTCGCTTAGTCGTCATCCTCATCTTCTTCCTCATCAAAGTAAGGATTCTCCCGGTCTGGTGCTAGCCAGTCTGGTAGGGGTTGCTCAATAAGCCAGCCCTGAATGGCTGCATCTGAGAATCCTGCTCGCTTCATGGACAAAGTAACTTCGTGCATAGCGATGAAGTGCAAGTCCATCTTGGAGGGTTGCTTGGTGCGCTTAGCGGCGCGCTCCTTGCTTCTTCTTAGCGCGGCCTTTTGTGCTTTGGTTGGCTTTGCCATGACCTACCCCCTTGGCTAAAAGTGTCTCATAGATAGCCGACTGTCTTTCGACTAAAATCTCTTGTGTCGCTTCTAATTTATCAATGCGTGAGGACAGCGTTGAGCCGATTTCATTAACGAATTGGCGAACCATCCATCTCAGGGCTGTTAGGAAGCTGGCTGCAATCGCAACCATCCCGGCAAGTACGCCGCCCCATTCCGCAGGGGTCATTTGATT